TAAACTATGCAAAAAAAAATAAATAATAAAAATTCTACAAGGGAATCAACTATGGAATTAAGCAAATTGAGTATAGGTGTACTATCAACATTGTTTGGAATAATAATCACTGCTTCTACACTGCTAGCAAGTTTTAGTTATAAAACTGGAGTTCAAAATGAAACAATTAAAAATATCAAAGAACAACAGATAGTTATAAAAACAGATTTGAAACAAGATATAACTAATCTAGATAAAAATAAAGCAGAAAAAGAAATAGTGAAACTTCTTTTTCAAAAAATTGGAGAAATAAATACTAAACTGGACCGACTTATTGAGATTAAGTTTAAAAATTCTGCAAAAATAAATAAAAATGTAGGAGAAGGATAATATGAATCTATGTACGCTAAAACAAATCGAGCAATATTTGCTAGAAGATTTTGGTAGTAATCCTAGTTTTGACACCATAGAAGCAGAAAGAGTAGAAAGATTTATAGTTCAAATATCAAAAGAAATAGAAACAATTTGTATGAGAACTTTTAATGTAGCAGATTATACAGAAATATATGATGGTCAAGATACTTTTGATTTGCTACTTAACCAGTATCCAGTAAATTCTTTATCATCTGTTTGGTATATAGATACTCAAGAAAAAAATAGCACTGAAATAGATTTAGATTATGTTGGTATAGAGTATGAAGAAGGTAGTTTATATTTTTCAGGTAAATTTAGTAAAGGTAGGAGAAATCTTAGAGTATCCTATAATGCAGGTTATTCAGAAATTCCAGATGATCTTAATTTTATATGTATAAAAACAGTAGTAAATGAGTTATCTTTAGTAGATATAGATGGTAATCTTACTAAAGAAAAACTAGGAGATGCTTCATGGGAGTATAAATCTAGCAAACAATCTAATGATGCTCTTAAATCATCATTAAATAGTTGGATAAAGGTAGATTAATGGCTAGAAATTTAAGACTAAAAGATAAAATAAATATAAAAAGAAAAACTACTATAGATTTGGGTGGAGGAAGTTTTGAAGAAACTTATGAAACTATTCAAAGCAACATTAAAGCTGCTCTTCAACCAGTTTCTCTTCAAGATATTACTAGAGCAGGAAGAAAAATTAATAGTACTGCTTATACTTGCTACATAGACCCAACTGTAAATATAGAAGGTGATGATATTATAGAATTTTTAACTAAAGATTTTAGTATAGTTAGTAAAGATGTGTACCCAAATACATATGTTAAACTTTACATTGAGCAAATAATATGACAGTAAAAGTTAATAAAAATTTCTATAAAGAATTAGATAAGAAATTAGAAAATGGTTTAATGTCTGTTGGTTTCTTTCTTCAAAAGGAAATAAAAAGTAAGTTAAATAGGAGTGGAGAAGGGACAAGTAATCCAGGAGAAAGTCCTATTAAAAAGTCAGGAGATTTACAAAATAGTATTCAAATTAAAAAAGTAAATAAAAATAAAATAGAAATTGGCAGTGATAAAATTTATGCTCCTATACTTGAAGCAGGAACTTTAAAAACAGCAGCTAGGCCTTATCTTAGACCAGGATATAGGGAGAATAAAAAAGGTATTATTAAAGAATTTAACAAAGGAAGTAAATAGTGAGCAGACAACAGGAAATTATTGATATACTATATTCTGAAATAATATCTTTAGTAGGAGAAGATGTAGGAAATCGGGTTTTTGAGATTATAGCTCCTGACAATTACATTCTTCCACTAATTACTTTTTTTGTGGTTAGTGATCAAGATGAAGTATTATTAGGAGATGGAAGAATAGAAGAAATCACTTTACAAATTTCTTTTTTCGGGAAAAAAAGTAAAGGAATAAAAACATTAAGGACTATTTCAGATAAGTTTGTATCAGAAATAGATGGTAAAATATTAGAAAATGGTATGACTGTTAAAATATTAAATAAAGGTTTTACAGTTATAGAAAATATAAATGATGAAAATATAATGATTGCAACAGAAATTAAATTAAATTAAATTAAATTAAATTTTTATAATAGGAGAATTAAGAATGGCAACAGAAATTATATTACCACTCAACGGCTTCAAAGGGCGGGTTACAGTGGAAAATGGAGATGGAATAGATACGACTATTGTGGGTCTTTCAGGCTTCACAATCGGAGCAGATGAAAGAATGATTGTAGATGTACCAACGACTTTTGATACGACCAGAAATACTAATATTCCACAGCAGAAGGGTCCTATAAGTTTTTCATTAGAAGGGTATTACTTATTAGGTATAGATTCAGGTCAAAATTATTTGAAAAGTGCTTATGATGATGAAACAGAAATCACAAGTATTAAATTTTGGTTGAATGAAACTGAATATATTCAACCTGTAACTGGTGACTATGTTAGAATTACAGGGTTAAATGAAATAGCAACTACTGCAGAAAGTTTTGCTTCATTCGGAGCTACTGGATTTTTCTATTATGAGTATGAAGCGCAAACCCAGTCGTAATAGTCTTTGATAAATAATTATTTTTTGCGTGGAAGATATAACTAGATTTAAAACAAATAAATATAACTAAAGAAAAGGAGAACAAAGAATGGCTAATTTTGACACCGAGAACACAGGTACATGGTTCTATTTTGATGAAGAAGATGAAAGTCAAGGTGGAGTTTGTCTAAGAGTTTTATCAGCAGAAGAAAGCATTAGAATTGAAAAACTTACAACTATAAAAAAGGATAAGTTTAAAGCAGGAAACCACTATATTGAAACTAAAACTAATGATAAAGTAAATAGTAGACTAATGTGGGATTATGTTATAACTGACTGGAAAAATGTGTGTGTTAATAAAGAAGAAGTTTCTTGTAATATAGATAATAAAGTCTCACTAATGAACGATCCTAATTTTATGAATTTTGTAGTTAAAAGTTTAGAAACACTTCAAGAGAATATAGAATCAGGTAAGAATTTAGCAAAAAATTAATACAGCACTTAGAATATTTACAGAATATTAATTATTGTTCTGAGTGCGAACAGAAATATGCTATTTTTGATAGAGAACCGGATTGTTCTAAATGTCTTCACAATTTTAAAGATGGAAAAATATTAGATATTGATAATTATTTAGCTTTAAAAATATGGCCTTTAGTTTATAATCAAGTTATACCTGGTTTTGATGGAGCAATAGATATAAATATTATTTCTATAAAAATTATATTAGATTTAATTGATATTTCTAATAATGAAAAATTAAGAATAATAAAAACTCTACAAGAATGTTGGAACCATTTTAATAATAAAAATAAAGAAACTAAAACTGTTAATGTCAATCAGTTGAAAATTAAAAATATAAAATCTAAAAAACTGTTAAAAGGAAAATAATGGAATTTTTAACAGCAAAAATTGGTTTAAAACTTGATGATAAACAAGCAAAATCTGCTCTTAAAAATACAGAACGTAATTTTAAGAAATCTATAGATAGAATGAAGAAGGCTGCTAAAGGTCTAACTACTGCATTTAAAAAGATGTTTACAAAATTAGCAAGTATTGCAAAAAAAGGAGCAAAGATTTTAGTTATTTCTTTTTTAGCAATTTCTGCTGCTGCTGTAAAATTTGCAAGTGATGCAGAAGAAATTAGAAGTAAATTTAATACTGTATTTAAAGAATTATCAAAAACGGCTAAAGATTGGGCAAAAGATTTTGGTAATTCTGTTGGTAGAGCTTCTCAAGATGTAGAAAAATGGATGTCAGGACTACAAGATACTTTTGTCCCACTTGGATTTGCAAGAGATAAAAGTTTTGAACTCTCTAAAAGTTTAACAAAATTAGCAGTAGATGTTGCTAGTTTTAATAATCAATTAGATGCAGATGTTATTAGAGACTTTACCAGTGCTATGGTAGGAAATCATGAAACTGTAAGAAAATTTGGTATCTTGATTTCTGAAAATTCTATAACTCAAGAAGCTATGAACCAAGGGATGAATAAAACATATAAACAATTAACTGATTTAGAAAAAGTACAACTTAGATACAATCTTATTATGAAAGGTTCTAAAGACGCTATGAATGATGCAGTAAGAACAGGTGGTAGTTTAGCAAATCAATGGAAAAGAATGAAAGCTAATTTTAAAGAACTATTAGAAGCAATAGGTGTAGGTATAATGCCTGTAGTTACAGCAGCATTTGTAACAATAAATAAATTTCTAGAAAATAATATAGATAAGTTAATAGAAATAGGAAAAAAAATAGGAGCCGAAATGACTGCTATTTTTGAAGGTGTAAAAACTCCAAAAGAATTTTTTGAGAGATTAAAAACAGCATTTATTGATATTGTAGTTCCTTTTGTTAAAGAATTAGGAGTAAAATTAGAGCCAGTAATGAAAACAGCAGGAGAGCTAATGGCAAAAGCATTTGGAGCTACATTTAAAGCAGGTAAAGAAGCAGGAAAGGGATTTATAAAAGAACATCCAATAATCTCTGGTTTGGGAATAACTGCATCAATAGGACTTATTTTAAATCAATTTTCTAGTTTTTTTAAATTCTTGTCAACAGCTGGAGGAATGTTTGGAAAAATTATAAAAGTTTTAGCTGGTCCTGCATTTTTAAAAGAAGCATTAACGGGAGTAGGTGTAAAAACAACTGTTTTTGTCTCTTTAAAAGCATTAGTATCACAAATATTTTTAGCTATAGGGGCTGCTGTGGCAGGATGGTTTGCAGGAAGAGCTATTGATAAGTTTATTCTAAATAACATTAGAAAAGAAACAGCAACAGGATTAAAGGCGTTTAAAGGAGAGAAAGAATGGGCAGAAAGATGGGCAGAAGTGATGAGAGCAGAAGGTGGAATAGCAAAAGTTAAAACATTTTTTGGGAAAGGAGAAAAAGCACCTTCTCCATATGAAAAACCATCCTTTTCCCCAGAACAACAACAACTTAAAATGCTTAGTGGAATAGGAACCAGCATTAAAAAAGCAAGATCTGAAATTGATAGTTTATATGAAAAATTTGGAAAAGATAAAATTGAAGCTGTAGGTAAGGTTTTAGAAAGTTTAGCTGTAGGGTGGAAAGAAAGTTGGATTAAAAATACAGATGCTATAAAAGAAAAATATTATGAAGTAAAACAAGCTGCAATTGAAGCAGCAAAAGTAGCATCAGCAGACAGACTTAAAGAATTGCCTATACTTGCTAAATTATATGAAGATTTAGAAGACAAAGGAAAAGGATGGGTAGAAGTTCAAAAAGAAATAATAAAAAATAGAGCAAAAGAACTAAAAGATTTAACTAAAGATACTGCTTTAATAAAAAGGTGGGAAGAAGCTCGAATTAAAATTGTAGAAAATGCTGAAGCATTAGAACTTAAAGAGAAAGCAGATGAAAAAGCTAAAGAAGCAGATGAACTTGCTGCAGAAGCAGCTGATAAATATTCTAATAAATTACAAGCTCTTTCAACTATATATGAAAACTTAAATAATAAAACTAGTCCTGAATATATAAAAACTCAAAAAGAGATTATAAGACTACAGGCAGAAGGTTTTAAAGGTTTAGGAATAAATGGTCAAATCATAAAAGATTGGAGTGAAAACCAACTTAAAGCTGCTCTTGAAGTTGAAACAGGAATTACTAGTTTGCAAGATAGAGTAATAGAATTTGCTAATAGTGGAGAAAGCCATATGAGCAGTTTCTTCCAAAGTATGATCGATGGTAGTAAAAATGCTAGTGAAGGATTTAAAGACTTTGGTAAAAGTATAATAAGTACATTTCAAAAAATGTTGGCAGATATGATGGCTGAATATATGAAAGCTAAAATTTTACAGCCGCTCCTACAATGGGGAATAAGTTCTTTAGCACCATCAATAGGTGGAATGGTAGGTGGAGTTTTTGGAGCAACTGCACCAGTTGCACCGGCATATAGTATGTCAATGGCTAAACCAACAGCTCCTGTTGGTTTTACACCAAGACCCTTTGCAGATGGTGGTATTACAAGTGGAATAAGTATGGTAGGAGAAGCTGGCCCAGAAGCAGTTGTGCCTCTGCCAGGTAATAGAAAAATTCCTGTGGAGTTAAAAGAAGGTGCTGGTCAGGCAAATGTTACAGTTAACGTTATTAATGAGACCAGTAAAGATTTTGCGGCGGAAGAAGAAGCTCCTTACTTTGATGGGACAGAATTAGTACAAAATATAATTTTAACTGATCTTAATACAAATGGACCTATTAGAAATGCTATAACAGGAATATAATAATGGCAAACTATCCTACATTAAGTAAACTACCTAACATAGCAGGTTTTACTAAAGAACTAACAAGTAATCCTACTATATCCTCTACATTTGAAAATGGAATGGAACTAACTCGTAATCGTTATACAGCAGTATCTAAAAAATGGGCCTTGAAATATTCTTTTTTAACTGACAATGATAAATATCTTTTAGAAGAATTTGAAAAAACAGTAGCATATAGATCAGGATCTTTCAAGTGGACAAATCCAAGTAATAACATTGAATATGAAGTAAGATTTGCTGTATCATTAAAATTTGTAAGAGAAAATACAATAGATGAAATGTGGTCTATTTCTATAAGTATAAATGAGATTAGACCTAATAGTGAAGAAGATATTTCTTAATTTTAAAAAAAGGAGAATAAAGAATGGCTAAAAGTTTATCTTTAAATTTAATTCTCGAAAAAAATAAAATTAGTCAAACTTCAGCTTGGCTCATTTTATTAGAAATAACTTTAACAGATGAAGAAAATACAAAATTATATTTAGTAAGAAATACAGAAGATATAGAATTTGAAGATAAAACTTATACTGCTTTTAATTTTACTTTAGAGAATACAAAGATGGAATTAAAAGGACAGATACCAACTTTAACTTTAAAAATATCAAATCAAACAAGATATCTGCAAAACTATTTAGAAGAATTAGATGGAGGAATTAATTCTGTAGTTAAAATAACTGTTGTAAATTCTGAGCATTTAGAAGAAAATTACGATGAATTAACAGACACTTTTGATGTTATAGATACAACCGTTACTGATGAATTTGTTAATTTTAAGTTAGGTATGCCTAATCCATTAGCTCAAAGATTTCCATTAAATAAATATCTTGCAATGCACTGTAATTGGCGTTTTAAAGGAGTTGAGTGTGGTTATGCTGGTGGAGAAAAAAGCTGCAAGAGAACCTATGATAGTTGTCTAGAAAAAAATAATACTGCTAGATTTGGAGGTTACCCAGGGCTAGCTAGTGGTAACGTGAGATTAGTTTAGTTTATTAATTTCGAAAAAAAGGAAATAAAAAATGAATAAAGTAAAAACAGATGATCTCATAGGGAAAGAATTTAAATATATGTCCACAGGTCCTGATTTTTATGACTGTTATACTTTATGCCAAGAAATGGGAAAAAGAGCTGGATTTATTTTGCCAGACCAGCAATCATTCATTGATGTTAAATTAAGAAATTCAGCAATACAAGAAGGAAAAAGTAAATGGTTTACAAAAATAGAGAAACCTGAACCCTACTGTATTGCAACTTTTAATATATCTTGTTATAAGAATTTCTCAACACATATGGGATTTGTGTTAGAAGATTCTAATAATTTTATTCATATATTGAAAAAGAAACGAGTTTGTATTGAGAAATTATCTAATTTCATTTGGACTAAAAGTCTTGATGGTTTTTATAGGTTTAACAAAAAATAATGGAAAAAAAAGAATTAAAATTTATTGTAATTAAAAGTCCTTTTGATAGAACTAAAAAAGAGCTTAAGACTATAGACTATAAAAAAGAAAATATTTATAATCTAGTAAAAGAGAATATAGATATAAATTTCAACTTTGATTTTAAGTTAGCAGTAAGTATAAATGGACTACAAATTCCTGAAGAAGATTGGCAAAATACTTATTTAAAAGTAGGTGATGAGTTAGTAGTTGTTCCCATTCTTTGTGGTGGAGGTGGCGATGATGGCAAATCAGTTTTAGGAATTGTACTTATGGTAGCTCTGTTCTGGGTCGCTCCGGGATTGGGTAACTTAGCAACAGGAGCAGCTTGGGGTGCTAAGGCAACCTTAATGTCAACCATTTTTACAGCTGCATTTATGGTTGGTGGCTCAATACTCATTAATTCACTAATGCCTGGGCCAAAGAAACCTAGTAATAGGGGTTTTGAAGCAGAAGAGAATTCTCAGTTCTTTGGATGGAATCCAGAAAGTAAGCAATCTCAGGGTATCTCCGTTCCTAAGATATATGGAAAATGCAAGACTTATGGCAATATTATTGCCACACATACAGAAACAACCTCTAATCATCTTCAACAACATCTTAATATTTTAATATCTTTAGGTTCAGGTCCAATAAAAGGAATTGTTGATTATGATTTTCCCTCTGCCCAGGATTTTGGAATTGTTAAAATCAATGACCAGCCTATAGAAAATTTTAAAGATGTAGAGTTAGTACATAAACGTGGGACTTTGAACCAGGAAATAATTCCATTTTTTGGAGATACTCTTTCTGAAACTTCTCGTAATACCCTAGTTCCTTATGGTTCTCCTGTAACTTATACTACCACGAATTTTAATTTTGATGAATTAGAAATTGATTTAGGTTTTTCTGAAGGTCTGGGGGAATGGAATGATAATGGAAATCTAGATAACTATACTGTCGCAATAAAAATTGAAATAAAAAAGTCATCAGAAGGAGTAGAAAATTATAAAACTTTGGTAAGTGAAGATATTACAGACAACAGAAATTCTAATTTACTAAGAACTTATAGAACTTTAAATAATAGTAATATAGAAATAGAAAATGGAAATATTTATAATATTCGAATTACGAAGTTGACAGAAGATAGTTCATCTAATAGAGTTTTAGATAAACTAAGATTGGTAACTGTGAGAGAAGTTTTTACAGATGATTTTATATACCCTTTAAATAGCTTAGTTGGAATTAATGCTTTAGCTACTGATCAGCTATCAGGATCACTGAAGTTTTCAGCTATAGTCGAAGGTGCTTATGTTAATGTTTATGATGGAAGTGACTGGAGTATACAGTATTCAAACAACCCTGCTTTTGTTTTGTTTGACCTGTTATCCCAACCTATAATTAGCGGAGAAGATGAAAGCGAGTTTGTCGTTGAGCGTTACGATGGTTATGATCCTTCAGATATTGATATTGCTAGCTTTTGGGAGTTGGCTCAATATTGTGATGAAGATGTATTGCCTTCAAGCGATAACCCTTCTAGTGATGTTGAAAAAAGATGCACATTCAATGGAGGTTTTGGAGCAGATCAGAGTTTGTGGGATGCTGCTCTAAAAGTATGTGAAACTTGTAGATGTGCTTTAACGTGGTCAGGAAAAAAAATAAAAGTTGTTATAGATAGACCAACAGATGTTTCTCAGCAGTTTACTTTTGGAAATACTATACAAAAGTCTTACAAAGAACTCTACTTAGCGAAAAAAGAAAGAGTTAGTGAGCTAGAAATTAACTTCCTAGACGAAGAGCAAGACTGGAATAAGCAAACTTTTACTGTGTTTAATACAGCAATTGAAGATCAAACACACAAAACAACTTTGGACTTTTTTGGCTGTACTAGGCAAAGTCAGGGTTGGAGAGAAGGAATTTTTCGTTTAAATCAGAATCAATTACTCACAAAAACAATCGAATTTGATACTGATATAGATAGCATTGCCGTAGAGCCAGGAGATGTGATATTATTTTCAAGAGATCTTCCTGACTACAATACTTCTGGTCGAGTAGTTGGAGCAACTTTTAATACTGTTACTATTTCTGAGCCATATTTAGAAGAGCTAAGTAATCATAAAATAAAAATTAGATTGTCAGATGATACTTTAATAGAAAAAACTATATCAGAAATTAATGATACAGAAATTACAATAGAAGGGGAATTTGAAACAATTCCCAAACAAGATGATACATATATCATTGGTCCTGCAGAAACTGTAGAACAAAAATTTAGAGTATTAGCAATAACAAAAACTAGTGACCAAAAAGCAAGTTTGAAATGTATTGAATATAACCCCTTGATATATAACGCAGATACGACTGGGCCTTTACTCCCCCAGGCAATAGATTATCAACCTAAAGACGAACTTGTTGTTACTGATTTAGAATTAACTGAAGAAGCAAGTATTAGTGAATCTGGAGTAATAACTAGAAATATTAAAATTCATTATAATATTCCTGCTACTGATACATGGGGAAAAGCAGAAATATATGCAAGAATAAGAGATACTACTTCTTGGCAAAAATTAGGAGAAACAAATTTAGATACTTATATATATACAGGAGTATTAGCTACAACAGTATATGAAGCAAAAGCTGTTTCTATTACTATTTTTAATATCAAAAGTTCTTTTGATAGTGCTCCTCAAGCAAGCATTTTAACAGGATCTAACGACCAGTTTAAGGGAGATTTACTACCGATGATAGTTACTGGATTACTCGTAGATAACGGGGGAGTTGGTAGTCAAACAGAGTTTACAGGCAAAGATTGTAGAATTTACTGGGATGAGTTACCTTTATATCAGAATCCTGAAGACGATCCTAGTTTCCCTTGGAATCCTAGCGATATTGTTAGTGAATATTTAATACCTGCCAATTTTATTCAAGATTTCGAAATTAAAATATATAATTTCACAGATGATACTTTATTGAGAACTGAATATGTTGCCAGCAATAGTTATGTATATACTCTTGAAAATAATTTTTTAGATACTTCAGGTAGTCCTACTAGAAATTTGAGAATAGAAGTGAAAACTCGAGATAAGTACTATAGGATAAATGCAACTGCTGCTGTTTTATCTTGTGTAACGAATCCTGTTCCTGACGCTCCGGCAAATATATCTATAAGAGCTTTTAATCGGGGTTGTACTTATAAGTGGGATAGGCCTAGTGATTTAGATCTTGTTGGCTATAAAGTATTTTTCTCTACGGTTTCTCCTGTAGATACTTCAGACGATACTTTTCTTATATATCAGGGAAGTGATAATAAAGTAGAATTTATTCCTGCTACCTTAGGAATATGGTATGCAAAAGTAGCGGCATATGATGAGTTCGGTTCTGTTAATGCTAATTTAAATGTTTCAGGAGAAAGTGAAATAAATATTTTAGATGTTTCAACTCCTAGTTTTGCTGTTCCTATGATACAAACGATAGTTTTTAATGACGACAATCCTTCGGCTCTAAATTTAGAATGGACTAGTGGAACGCTATTATTCGGTGGTACAGAATATACAATTGCAGCTGGTAGCAGTAGTAAGTCGATAATTTATTGGAAAGAGCTAGATAATGTATTTTCAGAAACTGATGATCTAGGAATTATTACACACCAAATCGGTAACTGGATTATACGTTACTTTGACGAAGATAGCGGACTGGTTAATGAGCCAGTTAATTATAAGGCCGTTAATGGAGGAGTTATAGTTGCTGGATCTATTACTGCAAAACAGATTAGAGCTTTCACTATTACTGCAAATGAGATAGTTAGTGAAACTATTACAAGTAACGAAATTTTGGTTTCAGATTTAGACGTACTTTTAATGAGTAATGCTCCTGCAGAAGCCAATGCGGATGTTACATCTACTCATGAAGCAGCTACAATTGCAGGTCAAGGTAATCTTGCTACTACAAACGAAGCAGATGCTAACGTACTTAATATGACGAATTCACCGGCAGAAGCTAATGCAGATGTTACATCTACTCATGAAGCTGCGACAATTGCAGGTCAAGGTGATCTTGCTACTATAAACGAAGCAGATGCTAACGTACTTAA